TTTAGATTGATAGCATCCAGTTGTTCTACAGTAATTACGTCTGCCATGATAACCTCACATTGTTCATAGTATATGCTACTATTTATACAATGTGGCTAAGGCTTAATATTCGCCTGCTTGGAACTTAATCACGTCTACCATAGACTTAATAATGAAGTTTCGGCTGTGGATAGTCTTGATAATGCTCTCAAGATAGTTAGCATTCTCTGAGTGGTAATCAATTTTAAGACTTAGATTAATAATATCTCTATCTGCTTGGATGTGTTTATCCAAGTCAGCACGTATAATCTTTCTTTGGCATGGCTTCCAACCACGAATACGCAAGTCTTCTTCAGCCATTTCACCACCGTAGTAGTCACGCTTATCCATCTCAAGTTCTTTATAGTCGCCCTTGAGCTTCTTAACACGCAAAGCTTCTGTGTAATACATGTTGTAATACTTACTGTGCAACGAAGGAATGTTTCGAAGTTCGTTCATCAAGTCGTTTTCGTTGATTTTAGAATCTTTACTCCAAATCTCACTGATTTTATTTTCCAAAACATAATCCTCTCTATATTAATGAAAGGATTATACCACAAATATTAGAGAGTGTCAACCAACTTTTTCGAAGGTATATCTGTCATATCGGAAAGACATGTTAACTTCTGGGTAGAATACGTCAGTTCCAGTTATGTCAAGATTTACAGCACTTAGAGATACTGGTGTACAGTTTAGGAAGTTGAACTTCACGTTTAGATTCTTGTTGCTGTTCAAGATCAGAATGCTGATATCACTGTCAAGACCTTCGACCCCATCTTTCAATGGTTTGTAATCATCAAACTTTTCTGGGCTTGCAAGAGCTTTCATCCAATTGTAACATTCCATATAGTTGTTCATGTTTTCGTCTACAAGGAAACTGAAGTCTAAATCTTGGTACGCCAATCTGTCGCCAGCAACAAACAAGTTTCCCATAGGGTTCACTAGCTGTGGAGCTTCTAATGTGACACCTGGGATAAACGCTTTCTGTGTGAAGAACTCTACGTTAGGTAAACGTGATACAGACACGGTAAAACCAATAGGTGATAAGTAATTAGTGTTCATTTTCAAAACTTTCCTGTTTGACAATCATTGTTTTCTATGTTATTATTTATAAATGTTACTAAATAAGGATTACACAAGTTTGGACAAACAAGACGATCCATGTGATGACGTTACACATTGGTGTGGCTATTTGAAAGGTAAAAGACAGAATGGCTGAAGATTTTAAAATTTTAACTGCACGTCAACACGTTAGAGAACGTATTGGTATGTATATGGGGTCAAGTTCTCTTGAGGAAGTTGAGCGATTCGTCATGGGTGAATGGAAAACTGCAAAGTACGTTCCTGCACTATCCAAAATGGTTGATGAAATTCTCGACAACTCAATTGACGAAGCGATTCGTACAAACTTTAAACATGCCAACAAGATCGATGTTTCGGTCAAGATGGATAACTCCATCACTATTACTGATAATGGTCGTGGCATTCCACATGAAGACGTCTTCGATGCAACCACCAAGAAAACTATAGCAAGAGCTACAGCGGCTTGGACACGTGTTAATGCAGGCACATCATTCGATGATGAGCGTGTGACTATTGGCACTAACGGTGTTGGTTCGTCTGCTACCAACTTCCTGTCAACTAAGTTCGTTGGTAAAACGTGGTCTAATGGAACTATCCTTCAAGTATCTTGTACTAATGGTGCGGAAAAGATACGTGAGACAAAGAAAGAGAAAACTGGTAATGGTACTGAGGTGTCATTCGTACCAGACTTTGATTTGTTTGAGGTAAACAATCTTAACGATCTTGACACACTTGCTCTGATTGAAGATCGTTTGATTTCATTACAAATGGCTTTCCCTGAGATTACATTCTCTTTCAACAAGAAACGTATCAAGGTGAACAACCTAAAGAAATATTCTGATATGTTTATTCAAGAAGGCGAAGCTTCTATTATCGAAAAGAGCGATAACCTTTCTTTCTTCATTGCGTCATCTGAGGATGGATTTAGATCAAACTCATATATTAACGGTGTGAACACACGCCAAGGCGGCACATACGTTGACTTCGTGATGAATGGTATTGTCGATGAACTTGTTGTTAAGATTAAACGCAAGCATAAGATCGAAATGGCTAAGATCACAATTAAGAGTGGGCTATCGTTCGTGATGTTCAGCCGTAACTTTGTCAATCCAAAGTTTGATTCACAAACAAAAGAGCGTCTGACGAATCCAATGGGTAACGTTAAAGCACATTACCTTGAGTCTGGTGTTAAAGACTTTGTGTTCTATGCACAAAAGATCATGAATACACCTTCGATCATTGATCCAATCATTGAGGCTCAGTTAGCTAAGAAGTTGGCGCAAGACAAACGTGCCGCTACCCTAGCTCAAAAGAACCTTCGTAAGGTAAAGGTAGCAAAGCACATTGCCGCTAACAAGCCCTCAGCGACCCTTAAGATCGTCGAAGGAGATTCTGCAATGGGGTTCCTACTGAAAGTTCGTAACGCTGATAAGGTGGGCGCTATGCCGCTCAGAGGCGTTATTATGAATACATGGGATATGAAGCCAGCAGATGTGCTAAAGAATAAAGAGTTGTCTGAGTTGGTTGCTGTTCTTGGATTGAACATCAATGATCCTGATAGTGTGGACAATATGCAGTATGAGAACATCGCAACTCTTACAGATGCTGACCACGATGGCATCGGACACATTAGTCCATTGCTGATTGCTTTCTTCTACAAGTTTTGGCCTAGACTATTAAAAGAACGTAAAGTTAAGATCACTCGAACCCCAATTATGATTTCTTCTAAAGATAAGAAGGTGAAGTGGTTCTACGGATACGAAGAAGCATCGAAGTTCAAAGCAGAAAATCCTTCTGGTTGGAAGCATCGTTACATTAAGGGTTTGGGATCACTTACCGAAGATGAGTATGATGTGATCATCAACAAACCTGTTTACGACACTGTTACGGTTGACGATGCGTCTATGTTCCAGATGATGTTTGGAAAAGATTCGGCATTACGTAAACAGTTCATGTTTTCATAGGGGTTGACACCAATTGGAAAGACTGGTAAGATTCAGATTGTGGTATAAGAAGCTAAGAGCGCAACCATTTGGTTATAAGTGGTACAACTGCATACAGTGGGCAATGCACAACAGTAAGTATTATAATATAGATGGGAAAAATCTGAAATGAGTAAAATTGGAAACTACGTGGTAGAACTTCAAGAGCAAATGACCGAAGAAGAAGCACAAGCCCAATACGAAGATGAGCATGAGCCTTATTGGGAATCAGATGAGGATGGAAGATGAGTTTACTAGAATTCACAAAAGACGATAAGTCCACTACGGACTATCCTATTAGTAAAGTCGCTAAGAACGAATGGTTAGACTTTGCTATGTATACAGTTGAGTCTCGTGCTATCCCTAATATGATCGATGGGCTAAAACCAGTTCAGAGGTTCTATCTATATTCATCACTGCTAAACTCAAAGCGTGACTTTAAGAAGGTATCGGCTGTTGCGGGTATTATCTCAGATTATGGCTACAATCATGGCGAAACATCAGCCGCAGGTGCAGGCCAACTTATGGCGGCATCTTGGAATAACAATGTCTGCCTTGTAGAAGGTAGGGGTTCGTTCGGTACTAGGCTTGTGCAACAAGCGGGTGCGGCACGTTATGTATATACACGTGTGCATAAAAACTTTGAGACATATATCAAAGATATCCAACTCTCTCCTGTACATGATGATCCAGAGCATGAGCCACCATCATTTTACTTGCCTGTACTACCTTTAGTATTGGCTAATGGTGCTAAGGGTATTGCTACTGGCTTTGCTACTAGTATCTTGCCAAGAAGCACGAAGCATCTTGCCAAGGCTGTAAAAGAATATCTTGCGAAAGGTTCGATTGCACGAAAGCTTCCCATCACCTTCCCAGACTTTAGTGGATCGGTTGTATACAACAAGGAAGAAGACAAATACCAAGTCATTGGTACTTTTGAGCGTAAGAGTAAAACAGTAATGATTATTACTGAAGTTCCTTATGGATATGATCGTGAAGGTTACATCAAGGTACTAGACGCATTGGAAGACAACAACGATATTGTGTCCTACGAAGATCAATGTGACAAGACTGGGTTTCGTTTTGAAATCAAATTGAAGTTGGCTTCTGCCAATGCTTGGACTGACGAACGTATCATTCGTAAGTTTAAATTGAGCAAACCTCTGTCTGAGAACCTTACTGTGATCGATCAGAATGGTAAGTTACGTGAATATAAAGATGAGCGTGACTTAATTAAAGATTTTACAGATTACCGATTGACAGTCTTACAAGAAAGAATTAACCTTCGAAAGAAAGAAGAAGTTGAAGAATCACGTTGGCTTAAGGTTAAGATGCAGTTCATCAAAGCCGTGCTAGACGGATCAGTTCAATTCAAAAATAAAAAGAAAGATGTTGTTGCGGCTCAGATACTAAAAGTTACAGATGCATTAGAATTAGATGTTGACAAACTTCTCAGAATCAATATGCTATCACTGACGGACGAAATGGTTAAAGACCTTCAAAAGCAAATTGCTGAATGTAAGGAGCGCCTAACGTTCTGGTCAAAAACAACGCCTAGAGAACAATTCGAAAGCGACTTATCGGAGATTTAAATGTACTACACTGCCTATGCCAAACCAAAGAAGTTATCAAGCAAGTTAATGGACAAAGTTGTTGTCTTTGCTTGTGACTTCCTTGAACTTGATGTTGACCTAGAGATAGAGTTCGATGAGGTAGAGAACGGTGGATACGTGGACTATGAAGAAGGTGAGGACATCGTTGTTGCTGTTAATCCAAAGCAAACTAAGAACGAATTGATCCGTACCATCTTCCATGAAATGGTTCACGTTAAGCAGTATGTTGAAGGTGATTTATCTCACCAAGACTCAAACAACCTTTGGAAAGGTGCAGTCGTTGATGTTCCTTATATGGATCGTCCATGGGAAAAGGAAGCTTATGAGCAAGAAGAAGCTATGTGGCACATCTTTTCAAAAGAGGTTGGGGTATGATAATCGACATTGCAGTTATGGAAGACTATGATGCTTTGATTGATGACTTTGTTTATTATATCTGCAAGCATTTTGGAATTCTCCCACGTAGGATTTCTATCGAAAGTGCTGAACTTGTTGGCAACAGGGGTATGTGCTTTGACGATGATGTGGGTGAGTTTACAATCTTGGTAAATCGAACTGATGACGTTGGAGCAATTTTCGCAACCGTTGCGCATGAGATGATTCATGTTAAGCAGTACATGACACAAAACCTTGGTCAGATACTTGATGAAAGTACGGAACTGCCTTATGATTCTCGTTGGTGGGAAGAAGAAGCTTTTAATGGTGCAGTCCCTCTTGTAGAAGCTTTTGCAAATAAGATTAAAAATATTGGTTGACATTAACTATTAACTGGTGTATTATACACTTAACGAATAAGGAAACAACATGAGTATCGATTTAACATTCTTTGAGATCAACACGTCTGATAAAGCAGACGCATCATTTGGTCGCAAGATGATGGCTTTCTCAGAAGACCATCGCAGTGGAATTGTTCCACTAGAAATTCTTAATGCGATGTCTCGTGTTGGTGAAAATCTAGCTGAGACGCCAATCGAAAAGCTGAAGCTTAGTAAGGTTGACAACATGGTAATTAAATATGCGAGGAGAGTGTTATGAGTAATCTTAATTTTGAAACTTCATATGAAGATGAAGTGACAGTTGAAATTATGGATTGGGCTTTGGATACAATGCCAGATGAAGTAAAAGGCATGACACTAGAAGAAGTTGCAGATAAATATTGGGAAGTACACTTGAGTAGTACGCCAGATGAAGATGCCTTTTCTGTATTACCCGACTTCGATGATGATGATGCTCTAACAGACTTAACAAAAACATATGGGAAACAACCAGATGCAAAATTTTAAGAAATTAGTATTGGTAGCCGCTCTGGCTACTGCAACACAGGCTACGGCAAACGAGAATGTAACAAACATTACAGTCTTTGATCATACTAAGACCGTAGTTACCAACAACCCCATTCAAGTTCGTGAATGTCGTGACGTAGAAGTCCCAGTTTACGAAAACTACCAAAGTGAAGGAGATGCCGCAGGTGGCGCATTTCTAGGAATGATCATTGGTGGCTTACTTGGAAAAGGTGTTACTGGTGATGATGGTGGTGCGGCGGCTGGAGCGGTGATCGGTGGATTAGTTGGTGCTGATAAAGGCGCACAAGGTTCCAATGGTCAACGTATTGTAGGCTATTCTTACGAAGAGCGTTGTAATATCGTGACTGAGAATCGTAGAGAAGAGCGAGAAGTATATAGCCACTCTACCATTCGTTTCCATCTTGGTGGTGAGCGTCACGTTCTAAAGTTTCAACGCCGATGATAGATATTATCGTAGCTAACCTAATCTTTTGGAGTTTGTATATTTTCATAGGTACAATTCCTTATCGTGTAATGCAGAAAGCAATTGACAATTCATGAGATACACTTTAGAAAGAAACGGTAAAGTGGTACAACACATTGTAATGGTTGGTGCTGAGAAAAGTAACTTCAAGACCCCTACTGTGTTTGACCTTAAATTTGAAACATACGAAGCGGCTAATGAAGTAGCCGAAGTGTTAAAAGCCAAAGTTGTAGACAATAAGGCTACATTAGCGGCGTAAGAATTAGCTTCCGTAGCATAACTGGATAATGCAACCGCCTTCTAAGCGGTAGAGTATAGGTTCGAGTCCTATCGGGAGCGCCAAAATAGAGTATGGGCGTGATGGAATTGGTATACATACAACACTTAAAATGTTGGTTTTGTGGGTTCGAGTCCCACCGCCCATACCAAGAACAGTGTGCGAGAGTAGCTTAGTGGTAGAGCAAGACGCTCATAACGTCCAGGTCGTAGGTTCGATCCCTACCTCTCGCACCAAGAACGTGTTGGGTAGCACCAACTAGTATGGGTCAGCAAATCCCATATGATGAGAAGTGACGTAGCAGTCACAACAAAAGGCTTGATGGAAGTATCTCGGCAAGTGCATGTCGTGAGTCTGGTAGGGGCGGAGCCGTTGACCACTGAGATTAAACAGTGGAAGGCATTGAAACTCCCCAGACGCACAAATTTGAATAGGTCGGCATACCTGTTGCACGTACTCTCTATACCATCGCGTGTTAATTAAAACTGCTAAGTCCTAGTCAAGACTTGAAACTGACCGTTAAGAATTTATGATTGGAAGCTTGATGAATATTCACGAGAAAAAAGACCTGACAATAAAAGAACTTACAAAACTATTTTCTGATAATGGTATCGATTATTTCATCAAATCAGTAGATGGATGCGTTGCCGCAATACATTTTATCGTGAAGCCTGATGATTAGGGTTCTTGTAACAGGAGCTACTGGATATGTAGGTAGCCACTTAGTTAAGCGTCTTGCTGAATATGGGCATGAGGTTCATGGTATTGACATTAACTTCCACGGTGAACACAACAATGTTGAAAAGTATTGTAGCTTTAAGCTACAGGATATTCTATTAAATATGAAGTATCGCTCAGAATATGATGCTGTTGTTCATCTTGCTGGTAGAAGTGTTGTCCCACAAAGTTTGATTGAGCCATCTGAATACTATAGAGTAAACACGATGGGAACAAACAATCTATTCAATTACATCGACACCCCTCACTTGATTTTTGCGAGTACGAGTTCTGCATTTGAAATGGCATCTCCATATGCACGATCTAAAGTAGCGGCTGAGGATATCATAAAGGAGAAGTCCAATGGGCATACTATTTTCCGCTTTTTTAATGTCTCTGGTTCTGATGGTATTCATAGGCAACTTGGCTCTGCCTCTCATCTTATTCGTCGTTGTGCTATGGTTGCTGCTGGAAAGCTTTCCCACATTGATATATTTGGCGTGGATTATCCTACTCGTGACGGTACTTGTATACGTGATTACATACATGTCAGTGATCTTTGTTCTGCTATAGTAAAAACAATTGACACTGGCGCACTAAATACTGATTATGAGTGTTTAGGTGGTAATGTGGGTTACAGTGTTCTTGAGGTTGTGGATGCAATGAGACGTGTGACTGGCAAGAAAATCGAGACTGTAATTCAAGGTAGAAGACAAGGTGATGCAGTATCATCAGTTGTTGACAATCTGAGTAAATGTGTTACACTTACAAAGAGTTTAGAAGATATGTGTTTAGACCAATATAAGTTGGAACTGACACTTTAGTGGGAAGTAGCTCAATGGTAGAGCATCTGTTTTTGGTACAGAAGGTTGTAGGTTCGAGTCCTACCTTCCCAGCCAAATTATAAGAGGAACTTGAGTGGCTGATGTTTTAATGTTAAATGCTGATGGTCAACCAGTCAGTTATCTACCGCTTAGTACCATTAAATGGAAAGAAGCAATCATGTACATGTGGCACGATAAGTGTACTGTATTAGATTGGTACGACGATTGGGTTGTACGATCACCATCATGGGAAACCAAAGTTCGATCTGTTATCATATTAAAAGATTATGTTCGTAAGAAAACCCAAGTACGGTTCTCTAAGAATAATGTTTATCTAAGAGACTTGTATACTTGTCTGTACTGCGAACAACACGTCAGTCGTTCTGTAGCAACACTTGATCATGTAATACCACTTAGCTTGGGTGGTAAAACTACATGGGAAAACATTGCTACTGCGTGTAATAAATGTAATGGTATCAAAGCAAACAAGACAAACATGAAACCAGTATATGCGCCCTATCGTCCTGGGTATTATGAGTTAGTTCGTAAGAAGAAACAGTTTGAGATTGAAGCCACACATCCTTCTTGGGAAAAGTGGTTGACAACATAAACGAATCGTAGTAGTTATTATTCATCAATAGCGAAAGAGAAAAAAATGTTCGATTATTCAGACGATTGTATTTCAGACTTCCACAAAGAAGTTTATGGACACCGCCCCTCTTCTACTTACATGCAAGAGTGGAATGCATCTTCACCTTCACAGAAACAAAAAGTCTGGGATGAATATGCTCGTATCAACGAAATTCAGATGAAAGAAGCCAAAGAACAAGAAGCGGTTGACATCGAAAAGTTTGAAGCACGTATCCAAGATGTTATTAATATTGGTGCGGGAAATCGTAGAACTGCTTTGAAATGGATTGCTGAAGGTGAAACTTTCTATCACAGCCAAGACGTTGAGCATTTTGTTTGGCAACAAGGCGTATTATTTACTCCCTATGGTAGAGAACTAATCAAAGAACTTGAGATGGTTGTAAAATATGAGGATTTGGTGTGATGAAGACGTTACGAGAAGCCAAAAAAGAATGGATAGAAATCATAAAAGGTGAGGGTGGTAATTGCCCATGCTGTGAAAGGTGGGGTAAGATTTACTCTCGTTCCATAAACAACAATATGATCAAGTCCCTTATATGGCTCAATTCTGTACACACTGAGTGGGTTGATGTGCCTAACAAAGCGCCTAAATGGTTGCTAAGATCAAATCAACTGCCGACATTGCGTTGGTGGGGTCTTGTTGAAAGGGCTACAAAAACTGATATGTCAAAGAACCACTCTGGTAATTGGAAGGTTACGGAAAAGGGAACCGCATTTTTAGATTTTGGTCTTAGAGTACCCAAACTTGCATTTACCTACAATGGAGAAGTCGTAGGTTTTAGCGAAGAGAAGGTAGTAGCTACAGACTGTATGAAAGACGGTTTTGACTATACACAAGTTATGAACACAGATTATGTAGGAGAAGAAGCGTGATGGAAATTAAAGTATATAATCATAAGATCGATCTAAACACAGTCAATGTCTTTGGCTCTTACGGATGCAACCTGTACACACCAGAAGGTGAGTTCGTAGAGGCTCGTATATTTAATAATATATCTGGTCAGATGTTTCATAATGAAATTCGTGAGATCGCTCAGTTTGAAAAGTTACGAGTGGAGTCTCTAGCATACTAAAACTTGACAAATAACAATTTTTATGGTACTATAAATTAATACTTACTAGTAATGGAATAGATATGGATAAGAATAAGACTATAGGAGACTTGTTTATAGAGTATTTGAGATATATCTCTACTGTAGATAAGGTTAAAGAATGAAAGTTACTGTTGATAATGATCAGATAACTTCTGAAGTTAGTCGCATTATGGACTATGAGTTTGATGGTACTACTACGTTCTATCCTCATGAGTTTAGTCCTATTGATCGTGAGACAACTCTTAAGGAGTTTGGTATTGGTTTGATTGTAGGTCCTTCTGGTTCTGGTAAGACTACTCTTCTTAAAGAGTTCGGTTCTGAAGTAGAACCAGAGTGGGATTCTAATAAGGCCATTGCTTCTCATTTCAAAGACATTGATGATGTTCAAGATCGTTTGGGTGCTGTTGGTTTTAATAGTATTCCTTCTTGGTTACGTCCTTATCATGTTTTGTCTAATGGAGAACAGTTTCGTGCTAGATTAGCTCGACAGTTAGATAGTAATATTGTTGTTGATGAGTTTACATCTGTTATTGATAGAGATGTTGCTAAGAGTTGTTCTAATGCAATCAGTCGTTACGTTAAAAGAAACAACTTAAAGAACATTGTCTTCTCATCCTGTCATTATGACATCATTGAGTGGTTGCAACCTGATTGGGTGTTTGATACTCATACAGGTAGGCTAACCACAAGGGGGTATCAAAGGCCAGACATTGTTTTGGAAATCTTACCTTGTACCAGAGACATCTGGACGCTCTTCAGCGACCACCACTATCTCGACGGAAACATTCACTCAGGTGCATCATGTTGGATTGCAGTCTGGAACGACAGACTTGTCGGATTTCTTTCTAGCTTAAGCATGCCTTCTGGCAGTTTGAAGAATGCTTGGCGAGGTCATCGTACCGTCGTTTTGCCAGAGTTTCAAGGTTTGGGGATTGGTGCTAGAATGACAGAAGCTATGGGAGAATTACACTTAATAGAAGGTAAAAGATATTTTACAAAAACGGCTCACCCTAGATTGGGAGAGTTTCGGAATAATTCTGATAAATGGCGTGGTACATCTAAGAATGGTATATCCAGACAGGATTATAAGACAGGATCAATGGCAAACCCAGATAAACCTAGTTATGGTGGATTTGCTGATAGTCATTTCAAACACGCAGATAGAGTGTGTTACTCACACGAATATATAGGAGATGAAAAATGAAGTTTTACAAGATTGAGCCAGTTCGAAAGAAAGCTGTTGTAGAGTTTGAATATTGGCGTAGGGGTAGTCAAGAAGAAGGGTTTCAATTTGCAACCAAAGAACTTGGTTGGCGTTGGGGCGAATTCACGATTCGTGTCCCAGAAACCTCTGAAGAGATTGATGCATGGATCGCAAACCGCCCCGAAGGTTGGGGAACTCGTGAAGAAGTCGATGACATGCTTTCGCAAGGTCTTAGTGTTTTCCTACCTGATAAAGACGATGACTATATTGAGTTGGATTCATACGATTACGAAATGGACAGCACTTGGGATGGTTGTTGGGAAGAATGGGAAGTTAATGGTAAGGTTGAAGATGAACACGCTTTGATCGAAGAAATCGAAGAAGGTTACGCCGAAGAATACGAAGAGTATATGGTTGAAAATGGTTGGGATAATTATGATTATACCATTGAAATTCATTGTGAAGTCACAATGGTTGAGATCGACGATCCATACGCAGTTGACGTAGAGACTGAATGAGCTAGTGTAGAGGGGCTTGACCGTCCCTCTACTTGCTTCAAAAGCATAAATAATCGACCAAAGAAAAAGTTTTGGAGCAAAACTAATGAATACTAAATTTACAAACGCTATAAACCGCATCGAACAGTCGTGTCCACCTATTTGGATGATGCGTCAAGCTGGTAGATACCAGAGTTCTTATATGGAACTCAAAGAAAAATATAACTTCATGCAAATGTGTAAACTACCGCAAATAGCGGCTAGGGTTGCCATGATGCCTATCGATGAATTTGATTTTGATGTCGCTATCTTGTTCAGTGACATTCTTTGGCATGTTGAAGGTTTGGGTCTGCCATTGACCTTTGATCCTAGTCCAAAGTTTGAATTCCATTTATCTGAGGAAAATTACAAAAATCACATGTGCATTGAGACAGCTATGGAACATATTAGCTTTCAAAAGACTGCATTAGAAGTTACAAGAGATAAGTTGCCCATCAGCAAAAGTTTGATTGGATTTGTTGGCGGTCCTTGGAGCGTACTCAATTATGCGTTGGGTGAAAATAAAGCATCAGCCGAATTCAAGACAATGTATCTTAATGAAGTCGTTATCCCTCTTATGGCTAGAAGCATCAGAGCGCAGAAGTTAGCGGGTGCTGAAATAGTTATGATCTTTGACAGTGGTTTGCATAATATGACTAAAGTGTATTACGATAACTATTACCTTCCAATGATGGAGCAATTAGCATCAATCGGAAAGGTTGGTTATTACGCACGTGATTTGCCTAATGGTTCTTTACCTAAAGTTAAGAAAATGGAATGGGCTGGTATTGGTATTGACTCTACCCAAGATTTGCCAAAGACCTTAGAAACATATACTAATGGGTTTGTTCAAGGCAACTTCGATGAGAAATACATGTTGTTAGAGACCAAACTATTTAAGTATGAATTGGATAAATGGCTTGATACCTTGGATGGTGTTGACACCACTGGTTGGGTATGTGGATTGGGTCATGGTATCCATAAAACCACTCCAACAGATCATGTAGAACATTTTATTAGTAGTGTGAGAAATAAATTTGATGGCATTTGATGATTATGCGGCTTGGTTTAAAACCTTACAAAATGACATCTGTGATACCATTGAGGATATAGAATTTCCTTATGCAATAGGAATGGAAAGTCATTCGGGTTCAACTAAAGAAGGTTGGACTCAAATGCACAGAACAATTCATAATGGTGGCATCGTTGAAAAGGGTACTGTTAATTTCAGTAAGATCGTGTCTGAGTTTGACCCCAATTTTGCCAAGGAAATTCCTGGTACTGAGGAACACAATAGATATAGTGCAACTGGTATAAGCGTTGTGCTACACTTCAAAAACCCACACGTTCCAGCAATGCATTTCAACACACGATATTTACAGACAAGCACAAAAGAGTGGTTTGGTGGTGGCATGGATATTACGCCGTGTTTAGCATTCGACACACCGTCTTACCATAAACAACTGGAAGATGTGTGTAATAAGCATGACCCAGAATACTTTCCTAAGTTCAAAAAAGCATGTGATGAATACTTCTTTATACCACATCGTAACGAGATGCGTGGCGTTGGTGGAATATTTTTCGAGTATCACGATCCCAAGGATATGAGTTTTGCCTTTGTTAAAGATGTTGGTCAAACCTTCAATTCCTTAATCAAGAGTATCACTAATGATCT